GACCTCTAATAATTTTTACAAATCGCTGCGTTCGCAGACTCGTTACACTCGTCCACTCACATCCGCGATTTGTAAAAATTATTTCTTAGGGGGTTCCGCCCCCCAACGACGGAACTACGTTATATAACCAGTTCATAACCAGAGCATAACCAGAGCATAACGAGAGCATAACCAGAGCATAACCAGAGCATATCCCGAGCATAACGAGAGCATAACCAGAGCATAACCAAAAAACACGAGGTCGCCAGCCGTCGGAAATACCGGCGAAGCAGCGAAGCGAAGCGAGCAAGAGTGAATATGGACGGCGGATTTGTATACGGTATTCTATGTTGAACTATCTATCTTGAACTATATTCTCGTTTTTTATTGCGAATATAGTCCGCCGTCCATATTCACTCTTGCTCGCTCATTCACTCCGCTTCGCGTCGTTCTCTCGCGTCGCTGCTTCGCCGGTATTTCCGACGGCTGGCGACCTCGTGTTTTTTATTATTTATACAGTAGTTACAATATGAATTACAATTTCGCCCACAAACCGAACGAGTGAAGGTGTGGAGCGACGAAGCGAAACACCGTAGCGAGAGAGACAAACCGAACGAGTGAAGGTGTGGAGCGACGAAGCGAAACACCGTAACGAGTGAGAAAGGGATATAAACATCCCTACTTATTATAAATAAGCACACTTCCACGTAAATGTCGTCATCGTCGTCTACTCACTTCAAATCCATATGTTCACAAAATGATATGCGTCTTGGTAAAAACCCAGAAATGAAACTATTCACATTGGAATACAACTATCATAATCCAAACTTCGATATTCTCTCGCTTATCAATATCAATATCCATAAATTGTTGCTGGAAGTCAATAAAGACATCATTGAAACAATTGATATTCAACCTTGCCCCGATGACGCATCCGAGCACACGATATTATACAAATTCAAAGATATTGGCGGAGATTTAGGAGGGTTCAAGACGTATATGTATGTCTCCACCAAAATCGCAAAACGATATGCGAGTAATGGAAATACTGAGATTATTTTTACAAGCAAGAGTATCCCCTATGAATTTCATAGCGAACTCCTGGCATTGAAATACCGATTATTGGAATATCCTTTGTATATCCAAAAGTATATTTATAATGAATGCTCGGATACGGGCGTGGGTGCAGGCACGACCGCGACGCTTCAAGTGCTTCATATGTTCAAGTTGAAACCGGACACACAAAATGAGCTCACCGTCGCAATGGAAAATGCCATCGGGATTCTTATCAAAAAAATGTATTTTCGGTTGAAAGTCGCCATTGAAAGTCTGCGATGATAATCACGGACACGCACACTCGCACGCATACGCAGACGCGCGTATTCGTTATTTAGCGTAATATGTATTAGAATTATAACTCATATATATTATACCAAAATGGACGACTTACTACAAGAATATTTAGAATGTGAAAAGAATGCCACCGACGTTCCTCACACAAACGACGCCAATGCTGCCGATGCTGCCGATGCTGCCGATGCCGACGCCGCAGCCGCAGCCGACCAACAAGGATATGATGACTACGTCAAACGAACTGAAGAATACTATTATAAAATGTCGTGTCGCGACTTATTCCGCGCATTATGGTTCACGATGTCGTCATGTTATATCGGTCTCTCGGAGTTCATCAAATACAAAGTGGGATGGAAATCACGCAACCACGCAATTATGGATGTAAGTCGCCGTCTCGCAGCGAAAAATATGATGTATGTAAAAATATTCCAAGCATTCGCAACCAACCGCAATATCGTCTCTCACGAACTCAACGAATTCTTTAGTGAGTATACCGATAGTGTAACGTATTCCGATGAAGAATACGACATCAACGAACTGAAAGAGTTAGAGGCGAGGTCGCCCGAATGTCGGCCTTACGGACGTCTTCGCATTGAAAATGACTATCGCCCCATAAAATCGGGGCTGATGTCGCTGATATTTCGGGCGCGTATACTGCCTCCGGAGGGTTCGGGCAGCGGCACGGACGGCGTGGGCGACCGCGTGGTCGTCAAGTATCTTCGCAAAAACATCCGCAAGAACTTCAATGCATCAATGAACAATCTCGTCGTATTTGCCAAACTCACGAAGTATGTCCCTTATATGAAAACATTAAACGTGGAAAACCTGATTCTCCAGAATATTGTATCTCTCAATGACCAAGTCTGTTTTCGTAAAGAACTCGCGAATATAACGACTTACTACAACCGGTGGAAGGACTACGAAACGGTGAAAATTCCGAAACCATACCCTGATTATACAGAAACGATACACCCCGACATCATTGTGATGGAATATATCGACGGAATGAAGATAACGGAAATCGACCCGGCAGATAATGACACGTTTGCGAAAGTGCTCGCGGGATTCAATGGCAAGGCCGCATTCTGTAGTTCGATTTATCACGGAGACCTTCATCCGGGAAATATTTTGTTTATTAAAGCGGCACCAGATGCGCCATCGTCGGAACCAACCCATCGTATTGGAATCCTGGATTTCGGAATTATTGGGTATTTGACACGAAGCGACCAAGAAATATTATTCAAGGCGCTAAAATATACCTACCAAAGGAGATACAATAAAATCATCGACTTGATTATGACGTGCGAATTGTCGGAAGAGGCTGCGCGTAAGACGAAGACGGATAACGGCAAAATCAGTGGATACGGTGGACAAGCAACGTTAGTAAAAGCAACCCTTGGTCCCGAAAAATTCAACCAACTACGTGATGAACTGATGCGCGTTTTAATCAATTATACGACACCGCAAGTGAAGTTCTTCGGTGTGGCTGAAATCTACGAAATCAACTATATCTTGAATAATTACGGGATGATGTTTCGCAGGTCGCTGTATCGTCTATTTATCACCGTTGCGATTATGGACTCAATTGGGACACGACTTGGTAGTGAGATGAGCTACGTTCAGCATATGACAGATATTATTATGGATATGTATAATATCAAACAGACGGACGAGGATACGGACGAGGACGCGGACGAGGACGCGGACGAGGACGCGGACGAGGACACCGAGTCGTCTTGAAATGAACAAATCAATATTAAACACGTATTGTTATTATTGATTACTACACTGAGAGAACGAACGACAGTTAATGAAAATCGGAATTATTGGAAATGGGTTTGTGGGGCGAGCGACACGGTTGTTCACAGGGGGGGGGTCCGCCCCCCTACGATTGACGCTTCGCTCAATGCCCAGCGAATGCGGGACACGGGGTGCGATTGGGGAAAGAGTTGACTCCATTTCTGGGCCGATTGCCACCGTAAATCCGTCGTGGGGGGGCGGACCCCCCCTAATTTATGATATCCGCCCTGAAGCGTGTGACCCCCCAGGTATAACATTAGAAGACCTTGACCGCGAATGCGACCTCTTATTTATCTGTGTGCCGACCCCTCTTCACCACGATGGATCGTGTTATACGCAAATTCTTGAAGACACGATTGCGAAGTGTCCCGCGAATCCATACAAAATCATCCGAAGCACGATTCCAGTAAGTTTCGCAGCGAAACACGAATGCTATTTTATGCCAGAATTCCTCACGGAAGCAAACTGGGAGGAGGATTTTCGCAGGACGAAAGAATGGGTTGTTGGCATACCTGCGCGTGTGGACGACGACGGCGCTCGCGACACTCGCTACGACGCCCGCGATGCCGAATTCAAGCGCCGTATCCAAGCGCTCATCACGGAGAGCCGAGAGAACGGCGCAATTGTTTCGGACCGGGTCACATTTACAACGACCAATGAAGCAGAAATGCTGAAACTGATGAAGAATTGCTTTCTTTCCGCAAAGGTCGGGCTGATGAACGAATTCTACGACTTTTGCGCCGCCACTGGCACGGATTATGATACGGTCGTCGCACTGGCCAAACAAGATGCGCGGATGGGGACGTCGCATTTCCAGGTTCCGGGGCCGGATGGTCGACGCGGATTCGGCGGGACATGTTTCCCGAAAGATACGCACAGTTTATACTGCCAAATGACGGCACACCGTCTCGTGCCGCGAATCTACCCCGCAATCCTCGCGCGAAATGATACCGTTGACCGCCCGGAACGCGAATGGTCGCGCGATGTATGGCGCACGACGGTTCCGTTACCGACCCCGGCGTCAAAAGTCGTGGTGGTGTTCAGGGACACAGATACAGGGGCGTCGGCGTATCTACGGGAAATCATCCACACGAATCTCACGAAGAATAATGTGGTTATCGAGGTATACCGGGGTAGCGGGAACGGATGTGGCGCGTCGCAAACGACACACAAGAACCACCTCGTCCAATACGACACCAACCATACAAGCACACCACTGTTTTTCCCGCGTGTGGATGAATGCTATTACACGCCCCAAACGGGCGCGGACTCTTATACGATAATGTGCGAGGTGATGCGCGTCATTGATTTGTGGGCAAACCACGAACAAATGACACTGTATGTCGTAAAACAAAGACGTATGGACACATGCGACGGCGCGAGCGAGAGCGAGAGCGGAACCGAAGGATTTGACAGCGACGGCGACGGCGAAGGCGAAGGCGAAGACGACAAAAACGAGACTCGCGAGGTAGACTACGCCAAGGTCATTGAAGATTATTACCAGACGAAATACGGGGATACACGCCACGATAAACGCAGGCTGGTGGTTATGTTCTAGTGTGAGCGTCGTCGTCTTGTGCGTTTATGAGCGGAAGACGATTGGTCGCGATGCCGCCGGGTCGCGGGGGCGGGAGTAGACGAGGCGGGAGTGCGGTGCTTGCGGGTGCGTTTGTGGCCTCCTTGAATTGACTTGGCTTTATTTCTATCAAATAAGGTATTATGTAATTTTTCCGCACTGGTTTGGTCCGTAACTAATAAATCATTTCTTCTTTTTAATAATGTGTCAAGGAAATTACCTTCTGCATTTTGTTTCGTACTGCTAGATGGTTGAATCGTTTGGCGTTGTCCAGATTTGTCCTTATCTTTGGGGGTAAATTTTGCAATTAAGGTATCATGTAAGTCTTTAGCATTGGTTTCGTCTGTACGTAATTCATCGTCTGTACGTAATTTAGCATTTCCTCTTTGTAATAATAATTTCTTAAAGTCAGGAGATTCTGCTTTTTGTGTCTTACTGCTAGATAGATGAATAATTTGGCGTTGTCCAGATTTGTCCATACCACACATATATTTACGCATCTTGTTAATAAACTGCTTAACCGTTGAATCACCAAATATATCTTTATTTATTAATTCCGTAACCTTTTCAGTATATACTATTTTGGGGTTCGTACTTTCAAACATCTCATCCAAACTACTCTGATTACTTTTTTTTAGAACTAACATCCATTGAATGAATACATTATGAAGTTTTTCTATAAATTCTCCACAACGCTCAAGTAAAGTCGATTTTTCTGTAGTATCTGATTCTGCGTTGTAAACGTGTAATGCGATTAAAATAAGCCAATTTAACATAAAGCGATAACCTCTACCTTCAAAACGTTTATGAATAAATTTAGAATACTTTCCTGTATCTCTTAATTCTAGTTTGCCGTTAACATTTACTTGTTCTTCGCATTTTGAAATCTCCATTAAAAGATTATCATATAAAGTGTTTGTCGACCGAGCGGTCCATCCTAAAATTTGTTGTAATCCTTTTTTTTCTTTATCATTTCTTGTTTGAGTTTCTGTTTGTTTTATTACGCCTTGTTTTATTACGCCGGAATCCATTTTTCTCTCATAGTCACTAATAACGCCCCTTAATATAATTACACAATCTGCGTAATACATAAACCTCCATAAGTCTCCATATAATGTTTCGTATTTGTTTTCACTCTTACCTAGTTCGGTAGTCATCCATTTCATCAATTTCATAATTGTGCTTTTATGGTCTACTTTCTTACCGAGACTTTCAAAAAAATCACTAGTATCATCGCTTTGAATGAATTCCTCCTTTTTTTTTTCAATTTCCTTCATTTCAGCGTCTATCTCCTTAGGTGCGTCAACTACCTCCCTTGACTGTGTATTTTTCTCTATTTTATCTAAAAAATCAGATGTAAGGGTTTTGCTTGGTGATTCAAACGACAAAAACAGTTTTTGTATTTCCGGGGTGATTTTTTTGACTTTGATGATTTTCGCAACCTTGGGTGGTTCTCCACCGCGTTGAATGAATCCTTCTCCTTTAGCGCCCATAGACGCACCTCCCGATTTTTTATCGTTCTCGTCTTCGTATACAAATATTTCCAATACATTTGGGTCAATGGCATCTTCCTCGGGGTTAGTAGCAGCAGCAGCTTCGGTTCTACTAGTAGGTTTTTTTTGTTGAATTGGTGTAGGTATAAATGGTGTAGGTATAAAGATGGAATACTTGCGTCCTGGTTTTCGTTTTTCTTCGGAAACAGACGATTCTGCGTCTGCGTCGGAAACTTCATTTTGTTGCGAAGGTGAAGCACTTCTAGACTGTGCAGCAGTAGCTTTTGCTTCTGCCTCTTTGGATTTCAAGATAATGAGCCGGTCATTTTCATTGTTAATAAGCTTTTCATACGCGCGTTTGGCTTCGTTTAGTGCGTTTAAACGGTCTTGACACTTCGTGAGTTCTTCTGATTTGTTTAGTTCATTTAATTCACCTTGAACCTTATTTATTTTATCGTTAAATTGTTTTATGTAATTATTAATACGTGTAATAATCGGGTCTAAAATTGACGAATTGGTTTTTTCGCTGGCTTTATTTAATTCACTTTTTATCACAGCATTTATCGGAGAGTTATCAATATCAATCGTGCTATACGTACTGCCGGGTTTTTGAGGTCTACGTTTTATTTTACCTTCATCTGTATCTTCCAATCCTTCAATCTCTTTACGAATTTCTGCGAGCGCCTTATCCTCCCCTATCTTCCCTTCAATCTCCACCTTTCTGTTCGCAAATTCGGTCGCCTTCGTGCCAAATTCAGCAGCGAGAGCGGCGGCGCGTCCCTTGATATCGCCGAGAGATGTGTCATCAATCGGGTTCTTTTTATCGGCTTCCAAGGCGGCATTTATTTGTGTCGCCGTTACATTCGCATCGTTAGCAACGCTTTGAAGCGCCTGGATTTTCGCATTCAAACCCGTTACAATCGCTTCCTTTGCGTCGACAAACTCCTTATTCAAAGCATTAAATTCCTGATTTTTTGTTGCCACTTCTTTCCCGGTATCCTTCTTAAATGCGGCAATCAAATCTCTCGTCGCCTGCGATATGGCTTCACCTGCTCTAGACACAGAATCATCTAACGCGGGTTCGTATTGATTGATAGTAGTCGTGCTGGTTTGTATCTGACCATTAATCTCATCTAATTTAATATCTTTGATGCCTTGTAGTTGAGTTTCTAACGACGCGATGTATGCTTGTAATGAATCATTCTCCTTTTGTAATGCGGCAGCCTCTTCCGCCGCGGTTTGTGCGGCAGCATCAGCCGCCGCTTTTGTCGCCTTTGCATGCGCTTTTTCGGTGGTTATACTGGCTAGTAATTCCCGAAGCGCTTCGTTATTCGCATCAATTGCGGTTTGCGCGTCTTGACACGCTGTATTGAACGTTTGAACATTATTTTCTAATTGATTCAAAACGTCCATTGCGTTATCGAGATTAATATCCGTAATTTGTGTCTCTAACGCTCCGCGTCGTGTCGTCAATTTTCCGATTTGTGTTCCGAGTTCTTCGTATTTTTTATATAATATATTTCTTTCTTTTATATGTTCATTCCTTTTCGGTATCGTCAACTTTACCGCTACCGCACCACTCGCCATTTCTACTTATATTTACAAACGATATAAATATAAGCAATTGTTACGACTGACCTAAATGATTCATACCATCCGTGCTAATTCACGGAATCAAGCAATGTGTCGATTTTTTCAATCAATCCGGCGCCAACGGGGTCGGTTGGTGGCCGGGCGAGTGTGCCGACGATTGCGGTGAGTCTTTGTCGAATACCGGCGAGGACCTTCTGTTTTGTGGAATCAAATCCGAAATTGTATTGTTCTTTCTTTTTATCTATGTCGTTTTTCAATTGCTCTGTCGCTGCTTTCAATTCGCTGTATAGTTGAGTTAATCTCTCCGATTTGTTTTTTATACCGTCAAATGTTCCTTTATTGAGTGGAGTCGTGGATGATGTTATATTTCCGATATCCTGCCTTATTTCATTGATTAATATGGTTGTTTCCGTTTGTAACGACGTAGAACTATCATTCAACCTACCGATATCTTCATTTACTCCTTGTAATAAACCTTCCAAATCTTGAATATCGTTACTCAATTGCTGTGACATCGGCACTGGCGGCGGCGGCGGCGCTTGGATAGCATTGGCTGCCTGTTTTAATTTATCCAATTCATCGCGTTCTATCTTTGATTGGGTTGTAAACCGTTGATTCTCTGCGACATCCTCATTTATTTTCTGTTCCATTTCGTGTAATAGTGGTTCAATGATTTGTGTAGTTTTATCCTTGATATTACCGGTTTGTGGTAATGTAATGGGTGGTTGTCCTTTTGTATCAAGTATATCTGCTATAGATTTCGCGGCGGCAATGACTAGTCCTCCAAACACAATCAATGGACTCACAGCGACAGCAGCAACGGCACCGGCAACAGCGGAAGCGGCAGTGGCAGCGGGAGCGGGAGCGGAAGCGGTAGCGGGACCGGAAGCGGAAGCGACAGCGGCAGCGGGAGCGGGAGCGGCAGCGGAAGAGGGAGCGGGAGCGGCAGCGGGAGCGGGAGCGGCAGCGGGAGCGGGAGCGGCAGCGGAAGAGGGAGCGGGAGCGGCAGCGGCAGCGGGAGCGGGAGCGGGAGCGGGAGCGGGAGCGGGAGCGGGAGCGGGAGCGGGAGCGGGAGCGG